AGTTTACCATCTTTAAACATTTGCCAATTATCAGGATTAAATACTTCACCAGTAAATATATTTTCGCTTGCCCAAGTAAATGCTTCTCTTGTTATTTGTCCTTGATTAAATAATAAATCTAATGCTCCTATAGTTAAGCCTGCTTTTGCATAAGGGGTTAACTCATCTATTATTTTATCGCCTAAATCTTTTTTATCTCCTCCACCTGTTCCTGGTTTATCCACACCAAAGCCAGGTAAGTTAGCACCCCCTGTATAATCACCACCTACAATGTTTTGTGTTCTAGGACCTTCTGCTGTTATTTTTGTATCAGGCATAGTTACCCTATACTCTTTTCTTTCAGGTGTTATCATAGTGCCTTTAGTAGGATCATCTCTGTCAGGTATAGTTCTAGATCTACCTCTACCTGGTCTAATGATAGGCATAGGATCAACAGGTAGTCTACGAAGGTCATCAGGTAGTGGTCGTGCTCGCATATCTGTTATTTGTTTTTCTTTATCAACCACACCACCTTCTTGTAGATTTACACCTCTAGCAAGTAAAACATCTTTACGTGTTACTTTACCATCACCACTTATATCAGGAAAGCCACCATCTTTAGCTGTTAACATTTTAACAGTTTGTACTTTTACATCACTATCGTCTTTATCTTTTTCTTTGTCTTCCTCTACAGGAATACCATTCTCATCAACTTTCTTTAGTTGGCCTTCATCTTCTAATCCTTCTAAACCTAGTAGAGCTGATTGACGTAAAGATTCATAAGTAGACAAACCATGATAGCGAACTACATTTGCAGGTACAACTAATTCTCCCTCAGATATCTGAGCAGGTATATCATCAGCTACTTCTTTTTCTGTAGCACCAAGTGTATCATCATTGTTTTCAGCTAGTCCACCGTCTGCCATTTGTGGAACTTGTTCAGGAGTTTCTTCTTGAACTCTTGCTTTCATATTTTCTAATCTCATTTTAGCAGATTCTATTCTTCTATCTAAATGAGGTTTACCTGGTTTAAAGAATCTATCTACTAACATAGTTGTCATATCTTCTACACTAGCATTTGGATCACCAAATATGTTTCTTAATTGTTCAGCATTGCCTGCACCAATAACAGATCCTGTATTTATTTCATTTATAAAATAATCTAATTGAGAATTTAAACTGTCTTCTTTGCTATTATCTTTTAAATAAGTATCGTAGTATGGTCTTTGAAAATCTAATTGTAGAATACCATAACCCTTACCGCCTTCTTGTTGTTGTGTGTGACTAAAGCTACCACCTGTTTCTACATCTATGTTTCCCATAATTGCACTTACAGCAGTATCAGAGTAGCCTTCATCTCTTAATCTTTTAATAATAGTCATCTGATTTTCTTCAGACATATTTTCTTTTACAGGTATTACACCTTCTTGAGCAAAGAGTCTTTGCGTATCTTTATATTTATCTAACAAATCTTCTGGGTTGTTTAATTTAGCAACATCTACATTGGTATCTTTTTTACCTCCTGTAGCACCTTTTATAGCTTTCTGTTTTATGTCTTTTTTCTTTTGTTCCTCAGTGACACTAGCATTTCTTAAATTATCTGCAGAGCTGTTGCCCTGTACTACTGCTTGTTGCATTGCAAATCCTCCC